AATCTATTTCATCTTCGGGAACTTCTGCAAGAATAGAGTCATGGACTAGTGCAAAGATTTTAGACTTCATTCTTTGCCCTTTTATGAATTCACCCATGTCAATTGCCCCGAGAAGGTTAATATCACTAGCAGCAGACTGCACCAAGAAATTAAGACCAGACCTAACGCTATGACTTCTGATGCCTTGATCGGTACTTTTAACATTTGGTAGTCTCCTCTTGCGGCCAAAATGACTGTAAGTGAAGCCATTTGTTAAAATAAATTTTTGATTTTTTTCTATCCATGCTTTTAATTTATGAAACGCTGCAAAGTAATCATTAATTACTTCTGCTGCCTCGTTCTTGGAAAAGAATTTTCCACTATCTTTTGTGACCTGCTCGCTAATCTTGGCTGGTCCTGCACCATACATAATTCCAAAGGTAACAGCTTTTGCTGCTTGTCTTCGATCTGAATATAGCTCTGCTACTTCGTCGACTGCACAAGGTAGTCTGAATACTTTATGTGCAATCGTGCTGTGAAAGTTACCTCCGCTACGAAATACGTCCATTAGTGCTTCATCTTTTGCTAAAACTGCGGCCACATATACTTCTGCTGTAGTCAAATCCATAGCAACTATCTTATGGCCCGGAGAGGCTTTGATACATCCTTTAACAGTAGGATTATCTCTAGGCAATTGCTGCATGTTTAACTTACCAGAAGAACTGAGACGACCACTAGTAGTACCATGTAGATTAAAGCCTGTGCGAAGGTGAGAATCTCTATCCAGTTGAGGTATGATCTTGTCAAGATAAGTATTCTTGATTTTAGATTTTTGTCGTATGTCCAAGATAAGTTGCGGTACAGGCGACTGAAGGCTGAGCTCCTTGAGCACTTCCGCATCAGTAGAGTCTGCGCCCGTTCCAGTCTTTTTTCCAGTCGGTTTGAGGCCCAAATAATCAAACATAAGACTACGAAGCTGAACGGTAGAGTTAGGATTAAAAGATTTTCCATTTAATTCTTCAAACCTCCGTATTTTATCATTCTCATAAAGAGTAGAGATAGCATTATCAATGTCTGTCTGCATTGCTTCTTGAGCAAATAGCAATCTAGTCCTATCAAATGGAACACCATTATCCTGAGTATCAATTAGAAATCGAGTCCCAGGAATTAAGATATTATCATATACACTCTTCAGTTTTTCATTTGTTTTTACAACTAGTAACTTTTCATAGAGCAAAAAAGTAACTACAGCATCCATAGCCGCATAAGTTTTCATTATATCAAAAGGAATGCTATCCCAAGTAAATTGATCTTTGAGAATTCCATGCTCTTTTCTATACTGAGCAATCCAATCATACATAGGCTTTTCATAGTCACCATACTTAGTATGCTTGATTGCAAGCTGCTTTAACCCATGACCACCTGGGTTTTCATCTACAAGATAATGTAGCAGCATAGTATCTTCAAATTGAGGAAACTTAAAGTGAAAATGATACTCAAAGAATGCCATATCAAATTTGGCATTGTGAAATACTACCGTTTTTTGATTAAATAATGTTTGTAAAAGTGACTCAGTGCTGTCATCAAAGCAGTCGGTATCAATATAAGCCCCACACTTGCCATTATAACTAATACTAATACCCAACATATAGCCATCTCTAGGATAGAGCCCAGTAGTCTCAGAGTCGAGAGCAATAAATGAGCATGGGTCTTTGATGGCACTACGAATAAATTCATTCGCTTCCTCCGTGTCTTGAATACCAAAGGCGACAGTATCATCAATAACTGCATCTTCTAATTCGCCTGAGATATACGCATGAATACTATCTACACTCTCATCCCACGCTTTCTTAGCTTCTGGTTTAAATGCGAGCATAGCAGGGCTAATAACAGGCAGAAACTTTTTGTCCACCTTTTTACCTGAGTATTCTTGAACTGAATTTACACTAGTAAAGTGTTTTACTGGCTCAGAGCCAACGAGCACTAGCCAGTCATAAGAATCTATATCTATCTCAATATCAGTATCCCGTTTCAAGATTCTTTTAATTGTCGGGTCTGAACACAACTGATATTGGTCAAAGTCAAAATCAAAGTATTGTCCATACTTAATTTTGCTAGGTTGTTTTTCAACAATAGCTACCTTAGCCATATAGTTTATTCCTTAATTTATCAATTTGTGTTTGTGACAATGATCCTGCGTCTGCATATTTATCTCCAAAAGCAATATTTCTTGTAGTTATATCTACTTCTTCACATAGCTTTCTTATTGCTTCGGACCCTTTCTGCCCTGCTTCATCGTTATCTAAAAATACATCAATTCTTTGTATGCCCTGTACAGATAATACTTGTAACTTTTCTGTAGTTACATTCTTTACTCCAAAGCAGCATACAGCATTTGTCAGTCCTTTGTCGTGTAAATTTATAACATCAAAGATTCCCTCTACCAGTACAATGCTATCATGTATTGGTTCTACCACAGGGAACAAAGGTAGCTTTACCCCTGGAGGACTGAATAAATATTTTGGTGTTTGATCTGTTGTTGTTCTTGATTGAAATGCAATAACTCTACCAGATCTGTCCCGTATTGGAAAACAGATTCTGCCATTGAAGTCTTTACCTGAATGAATAAAGGCTTCGAAATCTTTATAGGTTTCTGGACGAATATTTCTCCAGTTTCCTACATATGGAGCGTACCCGTCTGGCATAGAGAGTCCTACTCCTTCTACTCTTTTTTCTTGTATTTTCTTCTTCAAAAGTTGTCGCCGTAATTCCATCTTATCTGCTTTTTCTCCGAAGTGCTTAAAGATGCTACCTTTATAGCCACAAGAAAAACAGTTAAAAATACCTGTGATTTGATCCACTCTCATACTAGGGTTGCGATCTTCGTGCTCAGGATTTAAACAACGAACAACAAAGTCCTTGCCTTTCGGTATGAAAGGAATATCTTTAGTGTTAAGTAAATCTTCTACGTTCATTAACAGTCCGGATCAAAGGAGGCCCACTCATCCATTTCTGTAGGCTCATCATAATCATCATCAATACTACAAAGCCAGGGGCCACTATCGGGTGGCTCATACCACCAATCTTCTTCGTATGCATTAGGGCAATGATAAGGAAGCGTATAGCCATCGCCTATCATATTTTCCCCGCAGTTAGGGCATATATCGTGAGCTATAAGTGCGTCGTGCATATCAGGTTTCTCCCAGCCAAATAAGTGCCATAGTACATATTCAAGCACTATCGTCTCATTCTTGCAATATCTTTCATTTCTTGTTCGTTAATGATTGGAACGGCGTTTGACTTGTGCATGGTTCCGATACCTTTAACAAGTGTTCCTGTGTACTGCTGAGGTTCCACTCTAGCGGCAACTCCAGCTGTGTCGGTATGTGAGGGGTACTCAGGGACACTCCTGCGGAAACTAGTTCGCTTAGTGACATGAACACTCCCTCTCGTGCTAATCTTAGTTTTTCGCGCATAACTACGCTTCTTTCTTCCCGTGACATCATGGCGTAACGATCCATAAAAAATCCCCATATAAAAAACTCCCATCAATTTCAAGATATATTATACATGAAAATGACAGGAGTGTCAAGGAATATTTTTATCAGAGGTCGTGAATGTCTTCGTCGCTTTTCTCGGAAGCTGCATCTCGTTCTTTGGGAGTGAGTTCTGACTCAGGCCCTATCTTCAGAGTCTCCCAATTCATAGTAGAAGTAAAACTCTCCATACTGGCAGATCTCATTTTAACACAATTAAATGTTAAACAGTTATCTTCTTGTTCCCAGCTTTCGAGAGCAAAAGCAGCATCTGCTGCATCGAGAATACCTTTTGCGAATCTTGCCTCTCCAGTAGCATCAGTTTGATAGGGAGATACTACTGTAACATCATATTCTTGTGCCATGGACTTGAGTGCTTTACTCACTTCGATCTGTTCCGTCCAGTCGTACTGTCCACCCCGCGAAGGAAGATGTGACCTGCGTACTTGGTTGATATAGTCTACAATGATTACACCTGCATTAATTTTGCCGACTTTTTTATCTAACTCTGCACGAATACGGGCAAGAGTTAAACCTGGGTCATAAACTACATCAAGCTGTTGAGTCGGGAGAAGCTCATGCTCGGTAGTAAGTTTATGATGAAAACTTTGGAAATCGCGCTTTTCTCTATATTCCTTCAAGCGATCTTGGCCCTGCTGAAAGCGGCTTGCCCACCATCCAGCAACTTTTTCCCACTCAGTTACACTTAGGTTTTGCGTTCTGAGTCTAGCAAAAGGTACTCCAGTAGCGATCGAACAACATCTTTGCAGTATTGAACGACTATCCATTTCTATAGTGAAATAGATAGCTGA